ATTTCCGAGAGTCCAGTTTTGACTGGGCTCTTTTTATTTGCGGCCGCTTCGCTGGGTGCGGGTACAGAGCCGTATTCTCCTCCTGCCGAGCCTGGATCGGTGCGGGGCGGTGTCCGGGAAAGGGAAAAGATATTTGATGTTGAATATTGGAATGAGGATAAAAGGAGGGTTACTCATGGAAAATTTAAGACAAATTGACTGGTCAGTATTAGAAAACGAAACAGGTACCAATTGGATTTTTAGTGAAAATTCTTTAATGCAAATTACTGACGTTGATAGAGAAGGATTACTGGGAGTTGATAAATATGTAACCTGCATCAGACCTCTATATGATCCTAACAGGGTTTTTGTGACAATTTATAAAATCAAAGAAAGGATATTGGATGATAAAAATAACCTGATTTTATTTACTGAATCGGAATCATATGTGATTGAATAGCACCTTTCGGGTGCTTTTTGTTCAAAAACAACCTCATGAACCGGGGGTGATGGGGTGGTGAGGTAGATGCCCCGAAACGAGAACAAGCGACGCTGCAAGGCACGGAGTAAACAGACGGGCGAGCAATGCAAGCGTTGGGTCAAAGCAGGTTACGACGTCTGCCATTTCCATGGGGCCGGCGGAGGCGCACCGCCTGGCAACAAAAACGCTGTCACGACCGGCGAATACGAAACGATCTGGATGGACGTGCTGGAGCCTGAAGAGCGCGTCCTTTTTCATGCCGTTAACACGGATGTCCTCCGGCAGATTGACGAGGAAATTCGGCTCATCACGATCCGGGAACGGCGGATGCTGCAGCGGATCGAGCGGCTGCGCGCTGCCGGGGATTTCACTGTTGTGAAGCATTCGATCGGCGTCGATAAGGGAAAAAAGACGAATCTGCAGGAAGCTGAGGGCACGCTTGGGCAGATCCAGGCGATCGAGGAAGCACTGACCAGGGTGCAGGAGAAAAAGGCGAAGCTGCTCGAGCTCAAACACAAGATTTTGAGCCAGGGCGTTGCGGACGAAAACAACATCAACGCGCAAATAACAGCGCTGGCCGACCTCATCAACAACCCGGCGCCGGATCGGGTGATGAACGATGTCTAGTCTGATCCCATATGCACCGCTGACGGCGAAGCAGGCGGAATATATCCAGCGCAGTCTCGACAGCTGGTTGAATGTGGCCGAAGGTGGAAAGCGCGCGGGGAAAAACATCATCAACCTGATCGCGTTTGCCATGTGTTTGGAAGTTCATCCGGACAAGTTGCACCTGGTGGCGGGCGTCACGTTGGCCGCCGCGAAGATCAACGTGATTGACTCGAACGGCTTTGGTCTACAGTATCTGTTCGCCGGCCGGTGCCGGGAGGGAGAATACAAGGACCGGGACGCGCTGTTCATCCAGACGAAGACCGGTGAGAAGATCGTCATTGTCGCTGGTGGAGCAAAAGCCAACGACGCCGCCAAAATCAAAGGCAACAGCTATGGCATGGTGTACGTCACCGAGGCTAATGAGTGCCACCAGACGTTCATCCAGGAAGTGTTCGACCGGACGTTGGCGAGCTCGGACCGGAAGATCTTCTTCGACCTGAACCCGAAGCCGCCGGCACATTGGTTCTATCGCGACATTCTGGACCATCAAGACGAGCTGAAGAAGCGCGGCGAAAATCCAGGTTACAACTACGCGCACTTCACCATCTTCGACAACCTGAGCATTCCGAATGATCGGCTGCGCGAGGTGTTGCGCACGTACGACAAGGCGTCGCTATGGTATCAGGCGGACATCCTGGGGAAGCGCACGGCGGCCACCGGGCGGATTTACACCGGGTATGCGTACAAGGACGTCGTCGTGACGCCGGAATTTATCCGTGACAAGCGTTTCATCCAGTTCAGCATTGGCATTGACATCGGCGGAACGGCGGCCACGGTTGCGACGCTCGCCGGCTTCACGGTCGGTTACCGGGACGTGATTCTGCTGGATGGCTACTACCACAAGCAGGGGAGTTCCGGCGGCTACACACACGACCGCTACGCACGTGAGATCGTCGACAAGATTGCAGAGTGGGCAAAGACCTACCCTGCTTTTTTTGCTGCCACGCACATCTTCGCGGAGGAAGCTGACAAGTTATTCCGCCAGGCGCTGGCGAACGAGCTGCGCCGTCGCGGCTTCAACATCCCGGTCACGCCGTCGTACAAGAAGGACGGCATCGTGGACCGGATTCGGCTGACGAACATCTTGATCAATCAGGGGCGGTACAAGGTGATGCACCACCTGAAACCGTGGATCGAAGCGTTGGAGAACGCGGTCTGGGACGAAGAGGAGCGCGCAGAGGGCGAATGGGTCCGGGTGGACGATGGCAGCTATCCGGTAGACTGCCTGGACAGCAGCGAGTACGCCGTGCAGCCGTTCAAGCGCAGATTGGAGGTATGACATGAGCATCTTCAGCGCCATCGGAAATGGGGTGAGAAACACAATCATGAAACTGCTCAGGATTCAGCCGGCGCCCGTGCAGGCGTCGATCATCATCCAGGAGCCGCTGTCGTATGAGGCGAATGTGCTGCGAAACCGCCTATGGTATCGCGGAGATCCCAGCGAATTGGATCAGTTTTACAAACAGCTCGCCAGCGCGACCGGCGATTCCGTGGCAGCGTCCCGGTTTTGGGCTGCAGTGCCAAGTGCCGACCTGCAGATCCGCAAAATCCACAGCGGGCTGCCGGCTCTTATTGTCGATAGGATCACAGATATCGTGACGGCTGACTTCGATGGGATAGAGCTGGAGAACGAGGACCAACTGCGGCGGTGGGAAGAAATCAGCGAAGACAACCGGTTCCCGGAGATCCTGGGAGAGAGCGTGACAGAGACGCTCATAGCTGGGGACGGTGCATTTAAATTTGTCGTTGATCCGGAAGTCTCGCCGTTGCCGATCATCGAATTCTACAGTGGTGAGCGCGTCGAATACAGGCAAGTCCGCGGCCGGCTGCAGGAGATCGTGTTCCTGTCGGAGTACACCTACCGGGACAAGACGTACCGGCTGGAGGAAACATACGGACGCGGCTACATCCGAACGCGCCTCGTTGGCGAGGACGGAAAGGAAGTGCCACTCGGAACAGTTCCGGAGACGGCGAAGCTGGTGCCCGAGGTGACGTATGCCGGCAGCTTCATGATGGCCGTGCCACTGCGGTTTTTTAAGAGTCCGAAGTGGCCAGGACGCGGGAAGTCGATTTTCGAGGCGAAGGCAGACAGTTTTGACGCGCTGGATGAGGTCATCAGCCAGTGGATCGACGCCATTCGCGCTGGGCGCGTGCAAAAGTACATCCCGGAGGACCTGATCCCACGCGATCCGCGCACCGGTGCGACCCTGCGACCGAACCCGTTCGACAATCAGTTTATCGCGATTGGTACACCAATGAAGGAAGAGGATCGCGGGAAGATCGACGTTGTGCAGCCGCAGATCGCATATGAGGCATTCGTTGAGAGTTACGCTAACGCTCTGGACATGTGCCTGCAGGGCATCATCTCGCCTGCGACGCTGGGCATCGACCTGAAAAAAACGGACAACGCCGAGGCGCAAAGGGAAAAAGAAAAGACGACTTTGTACACCAGGTCAAAGATCATCGACGCGCTGAACGAGGTGATCCCGCGGCTCGTTGACGTGGCGCTGAAAGTCCAGGACACGATGCAGCGGCGAGCCCCGGGCGAGTATGCGGCCACCGTCAAGTTCGGCGAATACGCGAGTCCGGACTTTGGCACGGTGGTGGAGACTGTGGGTAAGGCTCGGTCGTTCGGTATCATGTCCATCGAGCGCGCTGTGGAGGAGATGTACGGAGACACATGGACGGATGAAGAGAAGGCCGAGGAAGTGGCCCGTCTGAAAGCCGAACTGGGATACACCGAACTGGATGAGCCTGCAATTAATCAGGATGTCCAGCAGGGCGATCCTCAACAGGATGTAGATCTGCCAGAGGGTGACGACTGATGGCCGAGGATAAGAAGCGGAAACGCGATCCGTATGATATCGTGGCGATCTTTGAGGCGATGGCGCTGGATCTGATAGCGTCACTCAAACGCAACTTCCAGCGGCACAAGGAAGAAGAGATGCGAGAGGGGTTCCGGTGGGATCGCTGGCAATTGGTCAAGTTACGGAACATGCTCAAGTACAGGAAGGCCAACACTAAGATCGTTCGCCGGGCTGTGCGCGATGCCCAGAAACTTGCCGAGGATGTCATCCAGGAGAGTTACCAGGAAGGTCAGCAGAAAGCAGAGAACGAGATCAGGCGCCTGTTTGGCACGGAACAGCGCGCTGCATATGAGGTGTCAGATGAGATCGGGCTGCCTGTTGATGAGAAGCCGCAGCTGGTCAAGCCGGACTACGAGCCGGGGAAAGTACCATACGACCAACTCCCAAAAGCGCAGCCTGAGACGCAGTTTTTCGGGATGAATGAGAAGAAACTCGAAGCGCTACAGGAAACCGTCAAGAACGATCTACAGCAGGCTGAATACGGCGTCTTGCGCAAGATGGATGACGTCTACCGGCAGGTCATCTACCGGGCCGAGGTCAACATGGCGGCCGGCGCCAAAACGTTGGATCAGGCGATCGACATGGCAACGAAAGAGTTTCTGGAACGCGGCATTGACACCATAACGTACAGCGACGGGCGCAAGGTTGATATTGCCGCCTGGGCGGAAATGGCGCTGAGGACGGCCAGCCAGCGAGCAACGTTTCTCGGGGAGGGCAAGAAGCGCGACGAATGGGGAATTTACACCGTAATAATGAGTGCGCATGACAACTGTTCGCCCTGGTGTCTTCCCTACCAAGGAACCGTCATGATCGACGACGTCTATACATCGCTAAGCCCGGAACAGGCGGAGCAACTGGCGCGCGAGATGAACCTGGTGCGGCTGTCGGAGGCAATGCGTAACGGGGCGTTCCATCCGAACTGCCGGCATACTTTGTCCACATACTTTCCAGACATCAGCCGGCGGCCGGATCCGGCGGATGAGGCAAAAGCCAAGCGCAACTATGAAGCCGAACGTCGTCAGCGCTACATTGAGCGCCAGATCCGAAAGTATAAGAGGCTCGAAGCCGGAAGTCTGGATCCGGACAATCAGGCCCGATATGCCCGCAAGGTGAAAGAATGGCAAGCGGCGTTGGAGGAACATCTTGAAGCGAATCCAGACCTGCGGCGTGCGCCGCGGCGCGAGAAAGTCGAAGGCGGGCTGACAGAGAAGGAACGCACATTCTTGCTGAAAGCGGACGAGGAATACCGAGCCTTCAAGGAAGTGCTCGGGGATGACATCCCCGATCGTGCGGCGTTCGATCGGTTGCGAAACAGCGAAGATTGGCCGCTTGTTCAGCTTGATTACCGTCGCCGTAAGCGTCTGCTGGATAATCCTGATGTGGCATTGCCAAATGTGGACAAAGCAACAGCAGCAGATGAGAAGTTCACGAAATATCTATTCAACCCCGAAAACAAGAAGGGATGGGCGAAAGGGGTTGCTTTAACCAGTAGATTGGGTTACAATGCGGATAACTGGAAGGAACTTCAAAAACAAGTATTGCGAAAAGCAAAAGTGTATCCGGCCACTTACAAACGTTCGGATCAGTTTGGCGATCGGTACGAGCAGCTGATGGTCATATACGGACCGAATGGACGACTTGCCAATGCGGTGGTAGCATGGAACGTTTCGGGCAATACCACCAAAATGACATCCCTATATGTGAAGGAGGCGAAGGATGATTGAGCGACATAAAACTTTTTGATCTCGTGGTTCTCAAGGATGGAAGAGAAGGGGCTGTAGTTGAGATCCTCGGCGATCAAGAGATTTTTGAAGTTGACGTCGGTTCATCCCCGGAGGACTGGGAAACCATTACTGTCAAAAGAGAAGACATCATAAAGGTAATTCCGCAATAAAAAGCACTCCCGCAACCAAAGGCGAGAGTGCTTTTTGTTTGGGCTCCGGATGAGACTTCCGGGGTCCTTTCTATTACCCGCGACCGGGGTATATCGGCCGACACCTAATCAGCGGATCGAACCGCTATACAAATTCGGAGGGTGATCAATCGTGGAATGGTTGAAAGAACTGCTCAAGAAAGCGGGCATCGAGGATTCGAAACTCGACCAGATTGTCGGCGACATCAACAAGACGCTGCCGGAGCACTTCGTGCCGAAGGCCAGGTACAACGAGGTGGCTGAAGCGAAGAAGAAGCTGGAGACCGACGTCGCCGAACGGGACAAACAGCTGGACGAACTGAAGAAAGCGACCGGGGCCAGCGAAGAGCTTAGAGCGCAGATTCAGAAGCTCCAGGACGAGAATCGACAGGCCAAGGAGAAGTACGAAACCGACCTGAAAAACCTCAAACTGTCCAGCGCCATTAAGGCGGCGATCGCCGGCAAGGTCCATGACGAGGATCTCGTAGCCGGCCTTTTTGATCGCGAAAAGTTGGTTCTCGACGGCGATAAGGTGGTCGGTCTTGAAGAGCAACTGAAGTCGTTGCAAGAGTCCAAGGCGTTCCTGTTCAAGAGCGACGATTCGCAGCCGAAACCTGGCTTCCATATCGGTGGAGGAGGCGGACAACCGCCGAAGGTCGACAACGATCAACTTGCCGCCATATTTGGAAACACAGAACAAAAGTAATGGAGTGATGAAGCAATGCCTTACAATTATGTCACAGCGTTTGAAACGCAATTGCAGCAAAAATATGCCCGTGAGCTGACTTCGGCCGCTCTCACGACCGACCGTGTACGCTTTGTCGGTGCAAAAGAAATCAAGATTCCGCGCCTTGACTTGGCAGGCTACAAGGATCATAACCGTGCGGGCGGTTGGAACCGTCAAGCCATCTCGAACGACTTCGAGACGAAGATTCTCCAGCACGATCGCGATGTGGAATTTTTCGTTGACGCGATGGACGTCGACGAGACCAACCAAATTTTGTCCGCAGCCAACGTGACAAATGTTTTCGTCACGGAACAGGCGATTCCTGAACTGGATTGCTATCGATATTCGAAACTGCTTTCCGAGATGCAAACCTACGGTGGCACGCCGGATACGACGGCACTGGACGTCAACAACGTCCTGCAAGTGTTCGACGAGCTGATGGAGCGCATGGATGAAGCGTCCGTACCGGAAGGAGGCCGCCGTCTGTATGTAACGCCGACGGTGCACAAACTGCTGAAAGAAGCGCAAGACGTGCAGCGCGTATTTTATTTGCAATCTGGACCGGGTCGCGTGGCGCGTGCCGTCAACCAGCTGGACGATGTCGAGTTGGTTAAGGTACCGTCCGAGCGCATGAAGTCCGTGTATGACTTCACGGATGGATTCGCTCCTGGCGTTGGCGCCAAGCAGATCAACATGATTCTTGTGCATCCTTCGGCTGTCATCGCTCCTATCAAGCACAGCGCGATCTATCTCTGGCCGCCGGGATCGCATACGCAAGGCGACGGCTGGCTGTATCAAAACCGTTCGTACACGGACCTGTTCGTGATTGAACGGAAGGTCGCCGGTGTGCAAATCAACATGGAGGCCTGATTTCGGGTCTCCTGATTTCTTTCCAAAGGAGTGATCGAATTGCTTTATGCGGTGAAGGGTAACAAGCAACTCAAAATCGATGAGGCGGAACGGCAGCGATACCTGAACCTCGGCTACGACATCGCCGAGGAACGGGCAGGCAAACTGGAGATCGTGCAGCACACGCCGAGCAAAACGGTGCCGTATGCGCAGTACGAGAAGCTGCAGAAGGAAAACGAGGCGCTGAAAGCGCAACTGGCTGCGGCGGGGGACACGTCCGAGCTGCAGGCGCAGTTGGCGGAAGCCGAGAAGAAGGTCAAGGAGCTCGAGAAGAAGCTCAAGGAAGCCGAGAAGGCCGCCAAAACCGGTCATGATGGTGAATAGGTGGTGTTCGCCATGAGCTACGCGACGCAGCAAGATTATGAACAATACGGCGGGGGTCTGATTCCGGACGAAAAGCTGGAACAGGCCCTTTCTCGTGCCTCTGACCAGATTGACGCGCTCACGTACAACCGGATCAAGTTCCGCGGTTTTGAGAACCTGACGCCGTTCCAGCAGGAGAATGTGAAGAAAGCCGTCTGCCGGCAGGCGGATTTCTGGCACCAGTACGGCGACATGCTGAGCGCGCCGATGACTGGATTCAGCGCCGGGTCCATCTCGTGGAGCTTCGGTGAATCGGGATTCGTTCAGGGTTCCGGCGGCGTCGCAACGTCGCAAGAAGTGATGGGTCTTCTGCTGCCGACAGGATTGGCGAACAGGGGGCTGCGGCGATGAGGTTTCCATTTCCGAAGTGGCTGCCGAAGGTGCCTGTGCAGGTCTATTGGGAAGGCACGGACAGCGACGGCGAGTATGTGGAGCAGCTGGTCTATGACGGTCCGGCCTTTTTGGATGAGAGATCGCGCCAAGTGATGGACGCCGAGCGCCGGCTGGTCATGCTGTCTGGTCTGGTCATCATCGAGGGCGACATCCTGCCCGTCAAGCCGTTCCAGGGATATGTCCAGATCGGTGAAGAGCGCAAGGCGATCCACAGCACGCTGCGTCCGCGGAACCCGGACGGCACGGTCTACAGCACGGAGTTGATGCTGACATGAAGGTCACGGCCAAGGTTACGATCAATCCGTCAAAGGTGGCGGAGCTGCAGCAAATCGGTCGTCAGGCGCTCGAGATGACGGCTCAGGCCGTACTGACGGATATTGTGGCATCTGGCGTGGTTCCGAAGGACACCGGCGAATTGGAGCGCAGCGGATTCGTCGACACAACCGAGCTGCAGCGGGACATCGCACGGATCGTTTTCGATACACCCTACGCCCGCCGACTGTATTGGCACCCGGAATATAATTTTCGTCAAGACAAAAATCCAAATGCACGCGGAAAGTGGATGGAGCCATATCACACAGAAGGTCAAAAGCGTAAGTGGGTCATAGAAACTTTCGGGCATTTTGTCCGCATGCTCATGAAGCAAAAGGGGCTGATGAGATGAATCTGGCACAGATACGCGACTGGCTGAAAACCGTTGTAAGCAGCCCCAAATGGTATCTGGGCAGTATGGGTAAGGGCGATCAGTCCATTACACTATACTATACCACTGGTGCATCGGCTCGTTTGGCGGTCGGAGGACCGTCTCATACGGGTTATCAGGTTAAACCAATATCAATCCTCGTCCACTGGGGCAAAAGCGCCTTAGCGGCTGAGCAGAAGGCCCAGGAGGTCTACGATGCGCTGTATGGTCAGTCAGCGATGATAGGCGGCAAACGGTCCTGGTTTCACATGCCGCAGCCAGCTCCAGTTGGAGTTGGGGTGGACAGTGATGGTATTCACGAATATGTGATTGAAACACACATTTACCATGAGAGGTGATGAAACATGGCAACTGTAACGAGCGGGGTGTTTCCCGTATTTGACATCGTGTTCAAAGTCGGCACAAAGGGCAGATCGTCGCAAGCGGCAGATATGGCCGTTATCAAGGATATGGAGACATTTCAGATTTCCATCGATGGGAATGTCGAAGAGTGGACGCCAATGGAAACTGAGGGTTGGGTAAGACGCCTGATGACCGGGAAAGGTTTCACCATTACGCTGAACGGCAAACGCCACGTTGGCGATCCCGGAAACGACTATGTTGCCAACACAGCATGGAAGTCCGGCTTGGATTGCTCAACAAAATTCCAAGTCGAGTTTCCCAGCGGCGCCACGCTCGACTTTGACTGCATCTTGAATGTCACCGAAGCAGAAGGCGGCGACAGCACGGCCGTAGCGGCGCTTTCGGTCGAAGTCATGAGCGACGGCAAGCCGACCTACACGCCGGCACCGACGAACGGTGGAGGTGGAGACTGATGGCAAAAACCATTGACATTTCGAGCAAACTGACGAACGAACGCCCACGGCTGAAATTGGCTGAGGGCGTTGAATTTGAGATCGACAATCGCAAAAACACAATCCTGATCTTGAAACAGAAGATTCAAGAATCTGATTTGAACGATCTCCGCGATGTCGACGCCATCCTGGAGTTGCTACTCGGGAAGGAAGCCGTCGAGAAGATTGGAGAGATGGACATCACCTTCGCCGACTATCAAACGATCTTCATCGCCTGCATGGCCGGCGCGATGGGTGAGGACTTCGAGGTTGTGGAGGCCCGATTTCGCCGGGCACATGAAGCGCTCTGAAACCTGGTATGACCTCATCGAGGACTGGGATTTGATCGAAGCGTCTTTCGCTGCCCAGTATGGCATCCGGCTTCGAAATGAGCCGGATATGACATGGGATGAGTTTTCTTCGCTGCTCGCCGGGCTGCTGCCGGACACACCACTGGGCTACATCGTGCAGATTCGGTCGGAGAACGATCGGGAGAAACTCAAACATTTTACTCCGGAGCAAAAGCGGATTCGGGCGGCATGGCGGACACGGCAGATGAAGCAGGTCCAGATGAGCCCGGAAGAAGCGCGGAAGGCAGTTGAACAGTTTGAGAAGATGATGGCGGCCATGTTCGGAGGGGGTGGGGGGAATGGCCGGAAATGAAGTCGGTAAGGTTGGTCTTGGTATTGAGTTTGTCGGTGATATCGGCAAGCAGGTTGCTTCGATGGCCCAAGAAATGGGGCAGCGCTTGGCGAAGTCCTTCGGTGCGACGCTGAGAGGAATGGACTTTTCAGACGCGCTCAAGGAAGCGATAAAAGGTGCGGCTGACATCGACAGTGCAATGAAGAGCACGACCGACAGCATCAAAGAAGCTGAGAAGTCGATCGACAGCATGAAAGCGAAGCTGAAAGACATCGTCATACCGCAGGTGCCAGCTAGTGCGGTTCCCCCACCTGTCACAGCGTCATCAGTGGCTCCTGCCCCGATGCCGGCTGCTCCTGTTATCATGCCGAAGGTGGCTAAGAAAAAGACTGCTGATGTTGATACAAAGGCGACTGAAGCCGAGATCCAACGATTAACGGCAGTCCTCCAAAACATCAACGAAAAGATCAGGGCCCAGCAGGACATCATTGCAAACCTCAAGGCCGAATATGCGAGCTACGGGGAAAACTCAAAACGGCAGCTGGAAGGATTGAATGCCCAATACGAGGCAACCGTTGCCAGGGCTGAAGCGTTGCGGGCCAAACTCAAAGATTTGAAACAGTCCCTCGAAGCTGCGGTGACTCCCAACCGCGAAATTAAACTGCACGAGGAAATCGCGAAAACGGAATCCACAATCGCAAGTCTGGGGGCAAAGGCTGACGGACTGCTGGCCAAGATCGAAAAGTTGGAAAGTGATACGGGTAGATCTGCATTACAGAAAAAAATCCTTGATGCAGAAGCGCAACTGCTCAAGCTCAATCAGCAGGCCGAAAAAACAACAAACAAAATCAATGAATTACGGGACAGCACAAACAAAACCGACAAAACGCTCCAGAAAACCAACAAAACCCTCGGCATCACGGGCAAGGCATTCGCCGCGGCAGCTAAGGGCGCCAATAACATGGGCAACCAGTTCACGGCGGCGTTCAAGCGGATTGCCAAGCAGGTCCTTATTTTTAGTGTGCTCTATAAGGCAATCCGTGGGTTTCAAGAGTATGTCAGTAGTTCGCTTAAAACGAATGATGAATATGCGAAGTCCTTGGCGCAGGTCAGAATGAATCTAAAAGCAGCGTTCGCACCGATTTTTCAGGCGGTTCTGCCAGCGATAAACGCGCTCATAAAAGCAATGGTAACGGCGACGACATACGTCGCTGCTTTTGTTTCCGCACTCTTTGGAAAGACGTACAAGCAGAGCTTACAGGCCGCTATCGGGATTGACAAGGCAAGGGCTTCGCTCGACAAGTACGGCAAAAGTGCGAACAAAATGGCCGGATTTGACGAATTGAACCTACTTGATACGTCCGATGGTGGCGACGATGGCGGATTGATGTCCGACATTCAAGCTTTCGAGATGCCGGAGTTGGATATAGACAGCATCCAAACGCAGATGGACGCTCTGGCGCTTGGAATAAGGACAACATTTGAGCAAGCATTCGGATTCATTCAATCCAGCTGGCAAGCAATGACGGTAACATTTGGTCCCTCAATACAGTCTGCCTGGGCAGTCATTCAGCCAGAGTTGTTAAAGTGGAAAGAGCAGTTCGGAGCGATGTTCTCCGGCATTTTGATGCTCGGTGAACCATTGAAGAACTGGTGGCAGAATGACTTAATGCCTTTATGGAATCAAAGCATCATTGGCTTATCTTCCATTTTTGCCGGATTGTCCGAAAGTGTTCGGATGGCGTTTAACTCCGTTTGGGAAGCGGCGTTCCCGATTTTCGAAAAGTTTGTAGCTGACGGGTTGCCTAAGATTACGGAGTTTGTTGCCGGAGCAACTGAAGCGTTTGGTCAGCTATTCGGCGTTGTTAAACAGGTTTTTGATGACATCTGGGGTGAAGCAATTGATCCCGTTTTACAGCTTATTTCTGACGTTATTCGAGATACCCTCGATGTAATTTTTGAATGGTGGGACACGTGGGGTCAAGATATCGTTGACAGAATTAAAGTGTCACTGGAAAAGATCAAAGAGCTTTGGGATAACCTTTGGAACAAGATGTTGAAGCCGATTATCACCAAGATGCTCGATAAAATGAAAGAACTTTGGGATAACCATTTGAAAGATTTGGTTAAAGAAATCGGCAACTTCATCGGCAAACTGATAACGGCTGCTCAGGATATTTACAACAAGTTTATCGCGCCAATCATCAACTGGCTTGTAAAAATACTGGGCCCGATCGTTTCAGAAATATTTGATGGAGTGATTGACGTAATAGGCAATGCACTTGGTTCGATTGCTGATGCCGCCAAAGGGATTATCAGAGCGTTAGGTGGCATAATTGATTTTATTGCCGGCGTATTCACGGGCGACTGGAAACGCGCCTGGGATGGCATTAAGACATTTTTCAGCGGTATCGGCGATGCGATCGGATCAATTTTTAAAGGGGCAATCAATATGATCATTGACGCCCTGAACTGGATGATTAAACAAGTCAACAAGATCAGCTTTGATGTCCCGGACTGGGTTCCGGTGATAGGCGGAAAAAAATTCGGTTTCAACATTCCGCAAATTCCGAGGCTGGCTGAAGGTGGACTCGTCACGGGTCCAACGCTTGCATGGGTTGGAGATAACCGTCACGCCAACGTGGATCCGGAAGTCATTACCCCGCTTAGTAAGCTGCAGGATATGCTAAGCGGATCCAATCAGGAAATCGTGGATGCGCTCTATATGATCGCACAGCTTCTGCAGGACTTTGCACGCCGACCGGTCATCTTGGAAGCTAACGGTACACAGCTGGCCAAAATTATCGATGCTGCCCGAGACGATCGCAATCGTCGCGCCGGGAGGACACTTAGCATGGCATGAGGAGGGATGGCATGATCAAAATCAATGGGGTAAGTCTTCCGGCTTCCCCTTCATCATTTCAGGTGACTGTGTTGGATTTGGATGATGCTGAAGCCACGAAACGAACGGCTGATGGCACGATGCACCGC